CGTCCGCGACGTACGACTCGGGGCCGCTGCGCCGGCCGACGATCAGCAGGTCGCGGTTCGCGACCACCAGCAGCGGGTTCCCGGTCGGGTTCGGGGACGCCGCGCCGCTCGAGGTCCGGGCGCCGAGGCTCCACCGCACCGGGTAGTCGAACAGGGTGTCCGGGGTGCCCGAGGTGCCCTGGATGAAGATGGGGCGACCGACGAGGTCCTTGACGCTGCGGAACCGGGCCTTGAACTTCGGGTGCGCGATGATCACCACGAGGTCAGGGTTGAACCAGTCGCTGGACTCGTGGATCGAGCAGATGTCCGACAGGTTCTGGTAGGTCGTGCTGGCGAGACCGCACTGGTTGGCGGACCCGTTGCCGGTCAGGGACACGATCGACCCGCCGAGGCTCGCCGAGATCGTCACCGTGGTCGTGGACGGCACGCTCACCACGTAGTAGGGCTGACCGGCGTTCAGGCCGGTCGTGGTCTGGATGCCCTGGAAGACGATCTCCTGGCCGACGGTCAGGCCGTGCGCCTGAGCGAACGTGATGGTCGCCGAGGACGCGGTGATCGTGACGCTGCCGAGGCTGGAGCCGGCGAGGATGTAGTTGGTGTTCGCCACGTAGTTGATCGAACTGTCCGACGTGGTCACCGCGTTGTAGCAGCTCGTGAAGGGGATCCCGGACGCCATGTTCTGCGCATTCGTGGTGCCGATCGCGGCGTTGTCGATCGTCTTCGCGTAGGCGGTCGCCCAGTCGACGCGCTTCACGTCGAGGATGTTCACCAGGTTCTGGGAGTCCTGCAGGTCTTCCTCGGCGAGCGAGATCGCCCGGCCGAACTTGCGGGCCACCAGCAGCACCGCGTCGTCGCTGCTCTGGTCCTCGGTGTAGACGCCGCCCTGGCCGAGGATGTCCATCCCGATCCCACCGGACCGGGGGACGTGCCGGGTCGCCGTGGTCATCGGCTCCGGACGGCCGACCGCTTCGACAGCGGACATCTGCATGACCCGCTGGATGACTGGGCCGTCCCACTCTTCGGGGATCCACGGCTCGAATGCGTGCATGGCCATGTCGGGCCAGCTCCTTTGTGATGGTCGAGGTGATTGCTCTCGCCATCACGGCGACTCCACGGGCCTTGGCCAGACTGTCGTCCCGTCCCGGGGCGCACCACGTGCTACCACGCAGGATACACACGTCCGTCGCAGACGGTAGTCGGCAGGCCAGAAGGCATGCGACGGGACGTCGAGACTGTGGGCCATCCGGGTGGTTGGCCAGACTGTCGGGCCGTATCGCTACAGGCCCCGGGCCACGGATGCCGATGGATCAGGTGTCACCCCGACCACCCCGACACCCTGGAGCATCCGATGACCCGCTTCGTGGCCCTCAACCCCGACGACCTGCCGCACGTGACCGTCGACGACCGTCCCGACACTCGCACCCTGGCCCGGATGACCGCCGCATACGACCGGCGCCGCGGGCTCACCGCCAGCCTCACCGACATGGAGGTTGACGCGGCCGTCGACCGGCTCGCTGCCGCAGTCGACGCCGACCCGGGTCTCGCCCCGCTCGCTGCCCGCCGGATCCCCCGCCAGTTGCGGCGTGTCATCGTCCTGCCCGTCGCTGCCCTGGTCGCCGCACTCAGCTTCGGGGGCAGCTCGCGCGCCGAGGCGGCCGTGATCCCCCTGACCGGTCACCCGATCACCGTCACCGTGTCGGGCCCCACCACGCGGGTCGACACCACGGTCATCTCCACCGGGTGCACCACCCGGGATGGTGGGCACATCGTCACCCTCACCGATGGGCCCCTCACCTTGTCCGGGGTCGCCGGGTCCGGGTGGGCGGAGACACCCGCGGTCGTCCACGTCGGCGCCGCCGTCCCGTCCTGGGACCTGACCCCGGGCACCACCACGGCGACGCTCACCGATATCGGGGACGGCGCCACCACCCGGGTCCCCGTCACCGTCCTGCGGCAGTCCCGGGTCACCGTCACCGCCCGCCTCGTCCCCGGGCGCCGGATCCTCGTCACCGGCACCAGCAGCCACTACGACGCCCTGACCGGCACCTACCGGGGGGACGTGCTGTCCCCGGTCCTCGTGCAGGTCTGGGAGGCCGGCAGGTGGGTGACGGCGGCGACCGTGACGACGACCGGGACGACGGGTGCCGTGGCCGCACTACTCACCGCACCGGCGGGGACGTGGCCGATCCGGCTGGTCCGCCCCGCGGGCGCCACCGTCACGGGTGCCACGTCGGCGGTCCGGGTGGTCACCTCGATCGGGTGACCGCGGACGCACGGAGGGCCCCGGATCTCACGGTCCGGGGCCCTCACGCTGTCACTGCTTCGGCTGGCCCTTCATCATCGCGTCGACCAGCTGCTCCGCGACGGACTTCTTCACCGCGGGAGGCTTCTTGTCCCCGGCGTCCACATCCCGGGCGCTGGCCACCCGCCGTGCCGCCGCCGGGGGCGCGAACATCGCCGGGTACTTGATCTTCAACTCGGCAACCTGCTCGTCAACCCCCCCGGCGATCGCACCATCCTCGCCGATCTCCACCGCCGACAGGTCCAGGGCCTTGAGCAGCAGATCCCGGGATGCGCCGTCCGTGCACCCGGCCGCCGTGAGGGCCGCGTCGGCACCCCACCGGGCGATCGTCGGCCGCCACTTCTGCTCTGCGGCGAGCTCAGCGTTCCGGGTGGCGGCGAGGATGGCCCGCTCCTGCTCGGATGCGCTGGCCTCCTTCAACTGGGCGACGGTCGCCTCCAGTTCGGCGATCTTCGCGCGGCGTTCCCGAGCCTCCCGGTTCGCTTTCTTCAGCGCCATCTCCTGCAGGGCCCGCGCCTCAGCGTCCGGCTCGGTGTCCGGTTTCTTCGGGCCGGGCTTCGGCTTCGCGGCCGGCTTGTCGTCCTCACCGCCCGCGTCGTCGTCGGCGCCAGTGTCATCGTCGCCGGTGTCCAGCTCGTCGTCCTCGATCACGTCGTCGGCCTCGTCAGCCATCGCGGCTCTCCTCGTCCATCAGGCAGCCGACCGCGGATGCGGACGGCTGAAGCCCCCCCGGGCCCGATCGTGTGCCGCCCGCTCCCGGACGGTCCTGGGGATGCGGCTCGAGCGGGCGGCGAGTAACCGGTCCACGGCGGCGAGCCGGGCGGCCAGCGAGTCGTACTCGGACTCCCCGCGGGCGACCTCCCGTTCCGCTTCCCGGCGCAGCGCGTCCACCAGGCCAGGAGTCGCGGGCGCAAGGTGGCATCGACAGCCGGAATGCGCTGGGACTGAGGCGACGCCTCCTGGCAGCCACGGGATGATCCGCGGGGCGTACACGCGGACCGGTCGGAACAGACCGTCCTCGCCCTGCACGGCACCGGCCATTGAGGCGCAGCTCAAGCAAGATCCGCGTTCGGTGTACCAGCACAACCCGACCCCGGCGCCACTGGCCGCCGCGACCGCGCCAGCGGCGACCGCTCGAGCGACCACATCACCGACCGCCGTCGACGCGGCAGCCCCCACCGCGGCCACCCGGTCGGCGAGGGTCTCCCCCGACGCCCGCACCGGTGTCCACGCCCGCGGCCCCACGGTCACCGTCTCGGCCGGCAGGGGGGCGGTGAGGACCTGCGCGGCGACCTGCTGGACCTTCGCCTGCACGGTCGCCTCAGCCCGCTGGATAGCCTCGACCAGCCCCGGGTCCACCTCGGGCGCCCACCAGGACGGCAGCGGCGCATCCGCGTGCTGTGCGCCGAGCTCCGCCGCTCTAGGCAGGAACCGGGCCACCTGGCCGATGTCCACCCGCATGGCTGATAGCTGGCCGGCTGCGTACTGGCGGGCGTCCACCACCCGGGACACGTCCCGGTGCCCAGCCGTCACCGTCGACGTGACCCAGTGGAGACGCTGTAGGAACGCGGCGAGGACCGCGCCCGTCACGGCGGCCTCCAGGACGCGGATCTGTGTCTCCCGCCGGTCGGCGTCCCGCTGGTCCTCGGCGAGCACGTCAGAGGTCGGTCACGTCGACGTCGGTGAGTGTGTCGATCGGCGCCGTGTCCGGCACGGTGACAATCTCCGGCGCCAACTGCCCGAGGGTCGCGTCCACGATCTGCCGGACCTGCGCCTGGTCGATCGCACCCACCGCGACACCCTGCGCGAGACCCGTCATCGCCGTACCCACCTGGGAGAGGAGGGCGATCCTGCGGGCGATGTCCATCTCCCCGTCGGGGTCGGAGAACCAGCCGTCGATCTCGGTCTGGTCGTAGAGACCGGTCTCAGCGAACGCGATGCGCGGGGGGACGCCGTTGGCGACCTTGAGTTGCACGAGCTGCCATGTGGTCATGTCGTCGACGATGCCGGGGGGCGTCCACCGGATGTCGACCTTGTGGTCGGGGAACCCGAGGATCGTCAGGGCGTTGGACATCGCGGTCTGTGCGGAGTCGTCGAAGTACAGCTGCGTCGTCTTCACAAGCGACATAAGTGGGGCATCTGCGACACGCAAACTCTCCCCTGAGGGGGTTGCCCCGCGCTGGTCGATGTACCGGAGTGGCGAACGGGTGAGAGCGGCGATCATCCGGACATAGAACTCGGCCGGGTCCAGGAACGCGGCACTGTTCGCGCTGGTCCACTCCCCTGTCGCCTTGATCCCCGACAGGATCGACAACTCCCCCGGGCCGCCACGCAACCGGGAGTCGTCCTCGGTGATGATGTCCGCGTCCTGGTCGTCGTCCCAGTCGGGGCTGTCCCCGTTGTTCCCGTCGAGGGCCGCCGCCGGGTCCGTCAGCGCCCACCGTTGCGGGAAGCCGGCCGCCTCCGAGGTGTGTGTCATCGTCGTGGACATCTTGTTCAGGGCATCCTGCGGGCCCCAGGCGTCGACGTGCGCGGGCGTGCCGTACGGCATGTCGTTGCGGAAGTGGACGAGCCCAGCACCGGGAGGGATCAGGATGTCGTCCGCCTCGGGGTCACGGCCCCAGCCCTTCGGGTCTTGCGGCTTGGAGTGCTCGTCGAGCAGCCACTTCTCGACCCACCCGCCGCCCTCCTCGAGGTAGTACAGGTTCGCGTGGATCCGGTTGTTGTTGTCGGCCCACTTCTTGATCGCGAAAACGGGGACCATGTCGTTGTCCGAGTCGTAGATCACCCGGGCCACGAGCGGCGAGTTGTAGGCGATCGACACCTGCCCGAGGATCGGCAGTCCTGCCTGGTCGACGACGGGCCACAGGAACAGGTACCCGTCCCCGTACACGCACGTGTTGCGGAACAGGCGCATCCACTGCAGGCCCATCCGGTTCGCGATGAGCGCGGCCTGCAACTGGTCGTCGACGGGCTGGTCCTTGTCGCCGACTGCGGTGAGCGCGGTGACGGAGGCGATCGACAGGCGGTCGGTCAGGGAGTGGATGGGGATCTTCGCGACGTTGACCTGATAGCGGCCCTCGGACAGGCGGAGGGCACGCTTGACGGCTGGGCTGACGAACTCTTCGTCACGGGACCCCTGCCAGAAGGACCACGCATCGTCATAAGATGGACGACTGCCCACAAGTGACTCAATGCCGGTCATCAGGTCGTCGGAACCCGCCACGGCACTCCTCCCGGCCAGTCACACCCGGCAGCCTGGCCAGACTGTCGAGCCACTCGGCACAGAGCGTAGCGCCACGACCTGCGGGAACACGCGCGGTTGTACCCTCCCGGGCCCGGCGCCGGTTCATAGGTGCCACGGGCAGGGGAGACCCCCAACGATCCGGAGTGACCCGCGCCACACGTCAGGCGTACGCGGTGCTCCGAATCCTGACGCGGGGCCGGGCATCCGTCGGCATGAACCAGCTCACGGCATGGACGGTGGCGTCAGCCACGTCGTCATTCGGGAGCAGCGGGAAGCCGGTCATCTGGTCCTCGAGCATCGGGAACCGCTCCCGGTGGATCACCCGGCCCTCATGCCAGCGTGTCAGCGCGGACGAGAACCGCGCCTCCTTGGATGACTTCGCGTGGTGCTCGATCAGCTTGATACCCATCGGCAGGTCATGGAAGATCGTCCGCCAGGTCTCCCCGCCCTGGTTGGTCTCCACGCGGATGCCGCGGATCCGCTGGTATTGGGAGATGGCTCGCATCACCTCGAGGCGCAGCTTCTCCCCAGCCAGCCGGACAC